GTCGGGCTTTAACCCGACCAGGAGCATAACCATGGCACGCAAGCCCAATACTCTCCCCGATATTTCTGATGCAGTTGTCAGTCACGATCAAATCGCCGCCGACCACGCCAAGCTCAACGAGCTGGCGGCGATGAACGCCCTAGCCTCAGACAACGCCCACGCGCTGGCAACACAGCTCGGCTACGACGGCAGCCTCACCGTCGGTGCATTAGAAGATGAGATTCGTTTCTACCAACGTCGCACCGCCGAGACTTGTGTCGAGCTGGGAAAACGCCTGTTGTTACTAAAAGAATTGACCCCACACGGCGAATTCGCAAAACGTATTGAGATGCTTGGTTTCGGTAGAAGCACTGCCCAACGGTTTATGCAGTTGGCAAAGAAGTTTTCCAAATTACCCAAATTGGGTAATTTGGTGATTACGAACGCCAGTGCAAGCAAGTTCATGGAGCTATTAATACTGGATGACGATCAACTCGCCGAGCTTGATGATGGCGGTAGCGCGCTGGGTATCAAGCTCGACGATATTGACTGTCTATCGGCATCGGAATTGCGTAAAAAGCTGCGTGAAGCCCAAGCCGATGCCGCTGCCACTGATCGCGTGTTGGAAGAAAAAAGCAAGTCCATCACCCAGTTGCAAAAAAATCTCGCGGGCAAGCAAATAGACCCACAAGCCGAATGGTCTGCGGCGATGCAAAGCCTCAATGCCCACGTTGCCGCGCACCGCGACGGCTTTGTGCAGTCCATCACCGCCCTGGATGTCATCCGTGAAAAAGTCATGCAGCAAGAAGCCGAAGTCGGCGCAGAAGCGGCTTTGGCAGCGGCGCGTGAGCAAATCGGGCGCGAGCTGGCTGAGGCAATCGAGCGCGCCGAAGGCATTGTGGCAGCGGTGCGGCGCAGTTTTGACCTGACGCTCGGCGCGTTAATCGGTTAAGCGTGAGCGACCTCGACATGGCTACCCAACTCTCCCCCGATATGTTGGCGCAACTGTTTGCCCTGCGTGACGCGCTGGCTGCTGCACCGCGTGGCGAACAGTCGGCGCGGGTTGAGTCATTTGCCCGCTTTATCGGCAAGTCGCCCAACACCGTGCATCGCTGGCTTAAAGACCATACGGGGCGAAAAACCAACCGCAAAAAGCGCGCGGATGCAGGCAGCTCGTGTGTGTCCGATGGCACGCTAGAGCTCATCGCGGGGATGCAGCGCGAAGGCGTGCGCGGCAATGGTAAAAAAATCGTCCCCACGGCGGTGGCGATGAATATCGCCCACAGCAATGGGGTCGATATTCAGGTGACGGAAGGGCAATTCAACCGCCTCATGCGTGCCAAGCGTCTCGACGTGGCGAGCGTGGTCAACTCGCGCAGCCACATTGCCCTGCGTGCCGAACACGTCAATCAAGAGTTTCAAATTGACCCCTCGCTGTGCGTGATTTTTTATATGGCAGGCAAGCAATTCATCATGCGGGATGAGGAGTTTTACAAAAATAAGCTCGAAAACATCACCAAAATTAAGCTCAAGGTGTGGCGGTATGTGCGCTATGAAAAAGCCTCCGCCTCAATCGACGTGCGCTACTTTGAGGCGGCGGGTGAAAACCAACAAAGCCTGTTTGAGTTTTGCCACTACACCATGAGCCGCCAGCCGCACCGCCTGTCCTATGGCCGCCCCGCAAGGCTGGTGATGGATAAGGGCAGTGCCAACACCTCGCACGGTATTTTGAACTGGATGGACGCGATGGGCGTGGAAGTGATCACCCATGCGGCGGGGCATTCCTGGGCAAAAGGCGGGGTAGAAAAAAGCAACGACATCGTCGAGCTGCAATTTGAAAGCCGTCTGAAATTTGAGCCGGTCGAAAGTGTCGCCCAGCTTAATGCCTCTGCTGAAAAGTGGGTGCGCGACTACAACGCCAATGCCATTGAGCATGTGGATTGCCGCGTGCGCCGTGCATCAGGTGAGCCGCTGGTGCGCGATGAATTGTGGCAACTGATTATGCGCACCCCTGAGCATCTGATTGAGATACCCAGCATCACGGTGTGCCAATACTTCTTGCATGGCAAGCAAGATACCCGCCAGGTGAAAAGCAATTACACCATTAGCTTTGTGCATCCTGAGCTTAAAAAGTCGCAGCAATACAGCCTCGCCCCTTGGGCAGAATTCCTTGCCAACAAGATGGAAGTCAAGGTGTGGGCATTGCTGCTTAAAGACGGCGCGCTGCGCGTGGAGATCCCGCGTTTTAGTGCCGAACCGCTCTTGGTCGAAGTCGCTGCTGAAAGCGCGTTTGATGCGTTTGGCAGTGCAATGTCTGCCACCGTGGTAGGCGAATACAGCCGCACCCCGCAATCGCTCACCGAAGCCAACGACCAGCTCCTTGCCAAAGCCGCCTGGGGAGAAGAAGCCACCCGTGACACCGCCGAAGTGTCCCGCGCCAAGCAAGCCCGTCCCTTTGCACACCTCAACGACGGCAAGGGCTTGGTGGCACATAGCCAGCTCGGTAAAGAAGCCTTGCCGCAACGCTTATTGCCCGCCGCCACACCTTTGGTCACCGAGCAAATTACCGCTGCATCTAACAGCCGTGTTGAGTTTCCGCCACTGTCACTGGTGGAGTTTTCTAAGCACATGGGCGACGACTGGCACAAAGACTTTGCAGCGGTAGTGTTGCAACGCTATCCCGATAAACGCATCCCCTCAAACGAAGTGGAAGCCCTTAAACAACGCCTGTTGCGCGGCATATCTGCCCCGCTGCGAATGGTTGGAGGAATGAAATGAAGTTGCAACTGAAAGAGATTTTGGCAGAGCTGGGCAAAAACCAGCGGGAGCTGGCACAGAGCTTGAACGTGTCGCCCGCGTGTGTTGCACAGATTTGCAATTACGGACTGTTCCCCAAAAAACCAGACGGCATCACCGTCCGGTCGGGAATCCTGAAGTTTTTAGCAACACACGGCGCATCCGACCAAAGTTGTCGCCGTGCTTTTGAAGTCGTACCAAGCCCCGTAGGGGCGTATGGCAATACGCCCACTACAGATGAAAACCAACCACAGGAGATTCCTATGTTACTCGAAAAACAATCTTTAACCGCCGCTGCGATGAAGCATTTTAAGCTAGATGCGGAAAACCATCCCTTTGTGAACGACATCCAGTCACATAACGATGTGTTTTTAAGCGATGACATTCGCTACATCCGTCAAACTTTGGCAAGTACTGCCAAGTATGGCGGCATGATTGCCATCGTAGGCGAAAGCGGCTCAGGTAAAACCACGCTGCGCCGCGACCTGCACGACCGCATCGAACGCGACAAAATCAACACCGTCTTAATCGAACCCTCGGTGTGGGGTATGGAAGACAACGACGTGCGCGGCAAGACCCTCAAAGTCAACAGCATCGCCGAGTGCATCATCAGCACCGCCTCGCCATCTAGCAAAATTTGCCGCAGCAGCGAGGCACGCGACAAACAAGCTATTCAGGTGCTGCGCGATGGTGTCGCAGCGGGCTATCGCTATCTGCTCATCATCGAAGAAGCCCACGCCATTCCCGTGCCGACGCTCAAACATCTCAAGCGCATGATGGAGATGACGCATGGGTTTAAGACTCTGTTGGGCGTGGTGCTGTTCGGGCAAACCGAGTTAGCGCAACGGCTGAGCGTGCAAAACCGCGAAGTGCGCGAAGTGGTGCAACGCTGCGAACTGGTCACCTTGCCGCCACTAGACAACGAGCTGGAAGCCTTTATTCAATTCAAATTCTCCCGCGTCGGCATTGACTACAAAACCATCATTGATGCCAGCGGCATCGAAGGCATCCGCGCCAAACTCACCCAGCAGCTAGGCAACAAAAAAACCGTCAGCTACCTCTACCCGCTAGCCGTCACCAACCTGCTGATCGGCAGCATGAATCTGGCAGCCGAAGGTGGCTTTGCACAAGTCGATGGCGACGTGGTCAAGGAGGCTTAAATGAAATCCGAACTCACTCAAATTCGTGAAGGTAACCGCAAGATTCACAACTGGCGCATCGTCGCCTGTGTACTGGGCTTATGCGCGCTGTATGCCTTGATGGGTAAGCTCGATGCCGATGCGCGGCTGGCCGAAGTAGAACGCCTCGCTGTGCTGCGTCATGCCGCCCCTATCGCTCGTCCGCACACCGTTCGCCCTGAGCTTGTCGAAGGGTTTGCTCCCGTGACAGGTGGTGTGCTGTGAGCCAGCTCTATATGCACGAAGAGCTGCTGCTTGCCGCATTCCCGATTTATAAAAAATATATCAAAGATGGTCTTGAGGTAAGCGACTTAATCGCCGAGCTGAATCACCTCGCTTGGATTCTTTCATCTTTTAACGCCAAGGGCGTGGCGATGCTGCACGCCGAGTTAAAGCAGAAAGCACGGGGTCAGTAATGCGCTGCACTTGCCCCGCCTGCGGTTCGTCATTCAGCCTCGATGCGCTGTTAGGCAACGAGGGCGCGCGCGACGCGGTAATGGCGGCGTTGGCTTTCCCCGCGCCATTAGGGCAGCAGATGATTCGCTATCTGGCGTTGTTCCGTCCCGCCCAGCGCAGCATCTCGCTAGACCGCATCGCCAATCTCATCAACGAGCTGTTGCCGATGATTCAAGCCGCCGCCATTACGCGCAATGGGCGTATCTATAACGCGCCGCAAGACTACTGGCGCATGGCGATGGAAGACATGGTCGGCAAGCGCGGCACAGGGAACTTGACCTTGCCACTCAAAAGCCACGGCTATCTGCTCGCCATCATCGAAGGCTACAACCTCAAGGCAGAGCAACGCCAAGAGACCGCCGTTGAAGCCCGTCGCGGTGGGGTCATGCCTAGCACTGCCGTGCCTGCGGCGCAACAGCCTCATCCGCTGTTAGCCGCACCGCGCAAGCCCCGCAGTGAAATCCCCGACCACTTAAAAAGCAAACCCAAACTGAATGACACGACATAAAACCCGCAACCGCATCACCCGCCGACGTACCCAGTTAATTTTTTACCATATCAACAGGATTTTTAATCATGGCAACCCAAAACAAAACCCGCCTCAAAACTCAAGCCGCCGTCTATGTGCCGCAAAGCCGTGACGATGCCGCCGCTGACATCCGCAAAATCGGCGACTTGCAACGTCAGATGCAGCGCGACACCGCTGAAATGAACGACGCCATCGCGCATATCACCGCCTCATATCAACCACGCCTAGACACCGTAGGCGAGCAACTCAAAACCCTGCAAGAAGGCGTGCAAGGCTACTGCGAAGCCCATCGCCATGAGCTGACCAACGAGGGCAAGGTCAAAACTGCCAACCTGATTACGGGCGAGGTGCAATGGCGGCAACGCCCCCCCAGCGTGCGCATCAGCAAGTCTGAAGTGGTACTGGAAACGTTGGCACGCCTAGGGCTGGCGCGCTTTATCCGCACCAAAGAAGAGGTCAATAAGGATGCCATTCTGGATGAGCCTGATGCCGTCAAAGGTGTGGCAGGAATCACCGTGGTGACAGGCGTGGAAGATTTTGTGATCACGCCGTTTGAACAAGAGGTGAAGGCCGCTTAGTACATCCCCTCAAGTCCGTTCGCCCCGTCATTCCCGCGCAGGCGGGAATCCAGTGACAGAAAAGGCCGAGCGGACTTCTGAAGATGGTTTAGCTGAGATTTTATTAGGGGGTACAAATGAAAACGATCAAGCGCAAAGTACTGGTGACGATTGAGAAGGAAATCGAAATCGAAATGTTGCCAGGTGTTTTTGAAAACATGACACAAGAAGAATATCTGGCGGAGTTCCGCAATGGGCTATGGCATGTTGAAGGGATCGATGATGTTGTGAAGTATGCGGCGCGGATGGCCGCCACAATGGGTGGCGGATACCAACACGATGGACTCGGCCTGTTGAGCGAGAGTTTCAACACCTATCCAAGGATTCCAGATGTGAAGTTCACCATCTTGATGGATGAGTGCACTGAAGAAATCATTAAGTAGAGACCATCATGTCCAACCAATACCCCGCCAAATTCAAAGCCGACGCGCTCAAGCGTCGCGAGATCCAGCTTATCCACGTCGCCCGGCAAAAGGTGGGTATGGATGAAGATACCTATCGTGCCTTGCTGCATGATCGCTTCGGCTTGAGTAGCAGCACCGACATGGACTGGCGGCAGCGCAAGCAGCTGCTCGACCATTTCAAAACGCTGGGCTTCAAGGTGGTGCCTTCCAAGAAGCGTCCCCAGTCGCGCCCGCTGGCAGGCGACCCGCAAAGCACCAAAATCCGCGAGCTGTGGCTGACGCTGCATACCAATGGCAAGGTGCGCAACCCAGACGAATCCGCACTGGCCGCATTTGTTAAACGTCAAACCAAGGTCGATGCACTGCAATGGCTTACCACCAAGCAAGCGTCAGCCGTGATCGAGGAGCTAAAAAAATGGCTAACCCGCTAATCCTCCCTTTAAGCCTCACGGCGGAAGACTTGCACCTGTTGCCGCCTTCGATGCAGGCATTGGCGCAAGTCGTCGGCCTCACCGCCCTGCTCGATTTGGTGGCGGCCTATGGTGGCACGCCGCTGTTTGTCCCCAGCAAAGGCACGAGTAATCTTGAGCTACAGCGCGTGCTAGGCAAGCCTGCCTTTACCGCCCTGCAAGCTCACTACGCGGGCGACCGCTTAGAGATTGCCCTGTGCGACCGTGCGCTGCGCATCATCTTGCATCGCAACATCCGCGCTGACCTCGTGGCAGGCATGACTAAAATCGCCATCGCGCGCAAGTATCGCTACACCGTGCGCGGCATTTTTGACATCGAGATGCGCGGCGAGCCCTCTGATAAAAATTTAAGCCTGTTTTAGGCGTTGGTTAGCCTTTCTCATGCAAAGGTACTAAATCCACCCTAGACCCGATTTATAAATCGCCTCAGCCCCTTTTAGCTCGATACTAAGTTGCCCATCCGATAGCACATCCAGCCCAATCGCAATGATGGGCAAATTAACGGAAACCCTTCCGCTTATCTCGCCCCGTTCACCCGCGCAAAATGCACGGCATGAACTCACTCAAACATTCTTCTGTTGTTGCACTCAAGGCTTGTAGCTTTGAGGTGAACAAAGTCGCGTCTGGCGATATTCAGCTCTTCCCCGCGACTAATTTTCGTGCCAACGATGGTCGCCCCGAAACTTTGCCCGCATGGGTGATCAACGCTGCGGTGGCGCAAACGCTGATTGCGCAATTCGCCAAGCGCGCTAATCCGATGGTGTTGGATTACGAGCATCAAACCTATCTCTCGGCCGATAACGGTCAGCCTGCAATGGCGGCGGGCTGGATTGATGCCTTGCGTTGGGTAGAGCCTGCCGAAGGTGTGCCAGGTGGCTTGTTTGCCACGGTGCGCTGGACAGAGCGTGCCGCCGCGCACATCGCTGCTGAAGAGTACAAATTCATTAGTCCAGTGTTCACGCACGATCCCAAAACAGGCGCAGTGCTGCGCCTACTCAATGCCGCGCTCACCAACAACCCAGCGATTGACGACATGCAGGCGGTGAGCGCGCGCCTGACTGCCAATTTATTAACCACGGAGAAAACCATTATGGATATGGATGAGCTGTTAGAACGGATGCGTTATTGGCTGAATTTGCCCACGCTATCAACCCCTGAAGAGGTGGTGGCGGAGATAGATAAAGCGATTGCGCTGATTAAGGCGGACGCGGGTGAGGCGGCAGCAGTTGCCGCAACAGCGGGCGGGGTGACGGGATTGTCATTACAACGCCGCAACGAGTTGGTGTTAGCGCGTGCAGCTCAGCCTAACCCCGCTGAATATGTTCCCGTGGCGACTTTCGATGCTGTTAAAGCTGAGCTGGTGATGTTGAAGTCTGCTCAATTGAGCGATGAGGTGGCGCACATTGTGCAAGCCGCGCTGACAGCGGGCAAGATTCAGCCGCCCGAAGTGGCGTGGATGACAAGCTTGGGTAAAACCAATCTCGAGCTGCTTAAGAGTCGAGTGGCAAGCGCACCTGTCTTGGCCGCGCCTGGCACGCAAACGCAAGGCATCGCACCCGTGGCTGAAGTGCACGGCGCGCTGAATGATGCTGAGCTGGCGATGTGTCGTCAGATGGGCTTGTCGCCAGATGATTTCAAAAAGACCCGTGCCGCTGGCATGGTGGTTTAGTTAATTTTAAGAGGAGAACGCAATGACTGCATTAGTGACCGACCGTAACACTCCAATGAAAGATGGTGAGCTGATTGTTGTCCCCGTCGCCGCCGCTATGAAAATTTTTGCAGGGGCGATTGTCTGTGCCAATGCCGCAGGCTATGCCGTAAAAGGCGCGGCAGCCAGTGGTTTGGTTTATCTGGGGCGCGCCGAAGAAGCGGTGGACAACAGCACCGGAGCATTGGGGGCGAAGAGT